ATTAATGATACTATTAAAAAGTTAAAAGATAAAGTCGATGAGAGAGTAGTTGATAGAGGTTATCTTGTCGGTATAGATGGTAGACATTTACAAATAAGATCAAGACATTCAGCATTAAATCAACTACTTCAATCAACAGGTGCTATCGCCGTTAAAAAAGCAACATGCATTTTATACAGTGATCTACACCATGCAGGTTTAAAATGGGGTTGTCATTTTGCTTTTGTTGCACATATACACGATGAAATTCAAGCAATTGTAAAACCGCAACACGTATCTGTATACAAGGACTTAGCTATAAAATCATTTCAAAAAGCTGGAGAATATTTTAATTTAAAATGTCCATTGACGGGGGAAGCTAAAGAAGGTAAAAACTGGATGGAGACTCATTAAATGCAAAACAAAAGACACCAAATCAAATCTTCTTGGTACTACATTTTCTGGGGCTTAATGTCAGCATCTGTAGTCGCAGGACAAATTTATGTTGGTTCTGGCTATAGAGAAATGTCAGAATCGTTTAAACAAATGATTATACGTGTTGATTCTCTTTCAGTTTCTCCACGCATGCATTGAGACATGTTTCCTCATCGTCATCTAAATAACAATAAGAAACGCATTCAAAATACTTTTCGACTGGATCATGTGTGTTCATTTCAAAACTTTAATCGATCTGATACCAAAAACACCTTGAGTACAAATTCCTAAAAATAATTATGGATAAACATGACATACCCTTCTTGGGTGATTTTTATACAAAAACTGAAGTAGATGCCATGGTTGCAGCTGCTGTTGAAGAGGCAAGAGCAATCGACGAAGCTTCAATGGCAGAGCATAATTTTAAGGCAACAATTATTAGTATGATTCTTGGTTTTGTATGTTTAGCTTTGTTCTTAGATGGGACACTTAGATTGTTAGGAATTATTCCACCTTTTATGGATATAGATATAAGTATTGTCGATAAAATTGCAGATAAAGTAGAAACAGAAGTTCTACCTTTGATTAATCAAGCTAAAGGATATATCCCAAAAATTTAAACTCTTACATTACCAAATCCAAAACGGTCTGGATAAAGAATAATGTCTGAACCAATAATAAAGAAAATAAAAATAATGTTTACTGGCGAGATGACTTATCTATGTAATGATACTGAGCAAGCTCTAGCCTATGCAAAAGAACAATGCGAAAGATACCCGCAATTGAATTTAAGAAGAACAGGAATTGTTAATCTTGATTTTAAACCAGTAGCTTTGGAAGAAGAATGAATAGAAGTTACTGGGTTAGATATAAAGCAAGAGAAATGAAAAAGAATCCTAATCTAGTTCGTGATGAACTTGTTAAACAAAGATTAGAAGAAATGAAAGCAGAGGGATTGTAAATGGAAACATCAAAAATAATAGATATCATAAATGAGAAAAGTACATTATCTTGTTTAGTGCATACAACCGAAGATGACGACCAGTATTGTCCTTATGACGCAACTGGATTAGAAGTCAACATTGAAATCAAATCTCGCAGGCAAAAGTTTGATGAATGGTTTATTGAGTTTGATAAATTTGCAACAAATCTTGAATTAGCTAATGAAGAACAAAAAAGATTTTGGTATGTTAACGAATACAACGGAAAGATAATAGCTTGGGATATAACAGAACTTTGCAGAACAGGTTATGACTTTAATTGGAGCTTTAAAATAATGAATGATAAAACAGATTTCGGTACTTCAGAAAAGATATATAAACGAGTAGGATTCTTAAAAGAAGAATACGGATTCGAGATTTAGCAGAGACTCTTAGGTCTTTCTTTAAATTCCCTTTGTTTCTAGGGGTTTCTGCTATTTTTATTAATAGTGATTTCCACCATAAAAGCTTGCATTACTTTACAATATGTAGTAATCTTTGATTATGAAAGAAATAAACAAAGGAGACGAAATGAATACAAAAACAAGATATGTCAAAGAATACAACGATTATTCTTCAGGAAAAGATAGAAGAATTACAAAGTTAGTAAATGACATTAAAAAATTAGAAGAACAAAGAACTGAGAATCAAATTCTTAAAGTTACTTGGAAAGAATCCGACAACGAAGAAAAAGATACTTGGTACAACTGTTTTGCTTACGATTATAATTTCACAGTAAATTATAGTTGTACAAGAAACGGTCAAGGTTGGTCTCAATTTTTAGAGTTAATTGACCGTTGGGGAGACGGACACCATTTTGATAATGAAATGGCAAACTATTTTTATAAAGATATAAAAGTAGAGTTACTTGAAGTTCCAAACCACGAAGAATATGTAGAAGAATGTAAATTCTGTTTTAATCATTCAGGTTGGTATGGAGTGATTCAAACTCCTTGTATCGAACTTTAAAAAAATAACAAATTAAAAGAACCCGCCTACATTGGCGGGTTTTTTGTTATAGTTAAAGCTATGGCTAGTCTTACAAGTATTCGTTCAGGTTTAGGAACTAGACTTGAAACGATAAGTTCTTTATTAGTATATGATTATGTGCCTGATTCGATTGAACCACCTTGTGCAATCGTAGGCACTTTATCTTCATTGGAATACGATAATACTTTTAGTCGTGGTTCAGATACTTACACAATTCCAATTCAACTTTATGTTTCAAGAGTTGACGCTGAGGATTCACAAGATACTTTGGACGGATATCTTGCTGGCTCAGGTTCAAGCTCAATAAAATTTGCGATTGAGGGCGATACAACACTTGGTGGTGCAGTATCTTCTGCTAGAGTTGTTGAAGCAAGCAATTATGGTGTTTATACTATAAACAGTATTGAATACTTAGGCGTAGAATTTGAAATTGAGGTAATAACTTGAGTTATATATTAAAAGTTGGATTAATGTTCGGCGACAAACAGTATGAAGAGGGAGACATTATTGAAGATGTTCCTACGAAGTCTGTTAAGTGGCTAAAAAAACAAGGTCTAATTGAAGAAGTAAAAGGACTAGAACAAGCAGAAGCTCTTCAAAAGAAAAGAGCTAGAAATAGCAAAGGGCATTTTATAGCTGATGACCCTACAACAGAAAAAAACGAAGCTTACGAGGAGCAAGAATGAAAAAAGAAAATATGAATTTTAAAACATTAGATTTAGCAATTTCTGATGAGATAGAGGGAAAAGTAGAAGCAGTTTTCTCTGTATTCAATACTGTTGACTCAGATGAAGATGTTGTACTTCCTAACTCAATTAAATCAGCTTGGGGAGACAAAGGAGTTCCTATGGTTTGGTCTCACGACTGGAAAGATGTTATTGGTCGTGGAGACATTGTACAAGATGATGAAAAAGCTGTATTCAAAGGTCAATTCATTATGGATACCGAAAGAGGTAGAGACGCTTTCCATACAGTTAAAGCTATGGGCGATTTACAACAATGGAGCTTTGGTTATCAAGTAACTGATTCAGAAAACGGAGATTTTAAAAAAGACGGACAGACTCAAGAAGTTAGATACATCAAGTCCGCAACAGTTTTCGAAGTTAGTCCCGTTTTAGTGGGAGCTAATCAAGAAACGCATACTTTGGCAGTTAAGGAAGATAATTCCAATGCCGAAGTAGATAGTGAACCTAAATCTAATTTAAGGTTTACTGATGAAGCTGATAATGTGCTAATCACAATTAACAGTTTTATTGACAGGGCTAAAGAACTTACTTCTTTAAGGCTTGAAAAAAAGAAAAAGTTATCAAAGGGTGCTACTGAATCTTTGGTTAATTTACAAGACAGAATCCAAGAAGTTTATAACGAATTGGATATGATTATCGGATTTGGTTCTGATGAATCAGATGTCGAAGTTGAAATTGACGAACTAGACGCAGAAGTAGAAGAAACTCAAGAAGCAGATACTTTGATAGCTGACACAACAAGGGTTCTAGGGGAAACTTTAGACCCTGATATTATTTAAGGAGAACAAATTGGCTAAATTAGAACAGCTTAAAAAGGAACTCCACGCACTTAGAGAGAACACTCTTGAAGAATTTCAAGGAGTCGATACAGTAGATTTCGATTCTGAGAAAAAAGAAGAGTGGGCTAAGCGTAATGAAAAAATGTCAGAACTTGTTAATGATATAAAAGAAGCTCAGAAAATAGAAAAAGAGAAAAAAGAGCTAGAAGCTGAATTAGAGAAAAGCAACAATGTAGAGCCAATGGCTATACACGCTGAACCTAAAGAAGAAGTAAAGACTCTTGGACAACGATTTCTTGAATCAAATTCTTTTAAATCATTTAAAGATAATGGACAAAAAAACATTACCTCTGAGTTAAAGTGGAATCCACAAGTAGAATTGAAAACTACTGTAACTGAATCTAACTTTCCACCAGCAGTCGTTAGGTCTGCAAGAATTGAGGAGTCTGCACAGTTAGACCCTTATGTTATTCCAGCATTAATAGATACAATTACTACTGACCAATATCAGTACAAGTATCTTGAGGAAACAACATACACAAACAACTCTGCACCTACCGCTGAGGGTTCTGCTCTTGGAGAAAATGCTTTGGCATTTACCGAAAGAACAGAAGAAATTAGAAAAATCGGTGCTTTTATTCCAATGACAGAGGAACTTCTTGCAGATGTTTCCGCTTCACAGGGATATATTGACAGTAGATTACGATTTATGGTTAGACAAACAATATCCGACCAAATAATCGGTGGTTCAGGCTCAGGCGTGAACTTAACAGGTATCTTAAATAAAACAGGTATCAATTCATTTAACTATTCCTCATTTAGTGGAAGCTTAAAGAGAATTGGACAATTATTTGAAGCGATTACAGAAATTCAAAAAGACGCATTTATGAATCCTGACGCTATCATTATGCACCCGTCTGACTGGTATCAAGTAGTTACTGAAGTAAATGCTGTAACAACAAGTGGAGCTTTGAATCCATTATTTGTTGGAGCAGGAAACTTTAATGACGCTGTAAGACCAAGCATATGGGGTGTTCCAGTTGTAGTTTCAACAGAAACAACAGCAGGAGACTGCATAGTTGGTACTTTCGGTGGTGGACAAGCAATTCATATTGTCGCAAGACAAGGTATGGAAGTTGCTATGTCTGATTCACACGACGAGAACTTTGTAAAAGATATTGTTGTTATGAAAGCAACTGTAAGAATGGGCTTGCCTATTTATAGAGCAACTGCTTTCGCAAAAATATCAAACTTCTAAGGATAACTTAGAAATTATTATGACTTTAATAACTCGCTCAAGCTTTAACGGCACGGGCGAGTTAAAGTCAGGAGAGAAAATTATGATTTTAAAAAAATATGTATGGATAGATGAAGCAGGTAAAGTAGCTGAAACTACCGAAAATCAACTTCCAAAAACTTGGAGAAAAGGTAAATTGCTTGGCGTTAAAGGTCAAGAAGTTGCTGACGCTGAAGTTAAGGAATGGGGATTAGGTAAAGCAACAAAAGCTAAAGCACCCGTTGAAGATAAATCTAAGTAGGACAAATTATGGCTATTACTAATGGCTATACTACTTTGTCAGGCATAAAAGCTTATATGGGAATATCAGGCTCGGCTCAAGATGATAACTTGGAAAGAGCTGTTGAGACAGCTTCAAGACAAATAGATAAAATAGCTGGAAGAAAATTTTGGATTGACGGCTCAGTTGTTGTTAGAACCTTTACTCCAGTAACAACTTATTACCTTGATGTGCCTGATATTGCTACGCTAACTGGTTTAATAGTTAAACTAGATACAAATGATGACGGAAGTTACGATACAACCTTAACAATAAACACAGATTTTTATGTAACACCCGCCAATGCAGAAGATGAATCACTTCCTTATGACTGCATTAAGATTTTAGATACAAGAAGTTCTGAAAGATTCGATACAACAATAGTTAATAATGTTCAAGTAACAGCTAAATATGGATTCGCTTCAGTTCCAAAAGATATCGAAACAGCTTGCTTGATACAAGCTTTAAGACTATTCAAAAGAAAAGATACTCCATTTAATACTTATGGAAGCGATTCAACTGGTGTATCAGAACTATTTTCAAAGGTTGACCCTGACGCCTTACAATTGATTAAAGGGTACAAAAAAACGACTTTAACAGGTCAAATTATATAATTTTTTTAAATTATTTTCTAAAAGCCTATAAACATTGACTTATATATTGTGATATTTACAATTAATACTTGAATATAATCAAAGATTATGTATTATTTAAGTATGAAAGAAACAAACAAAGGAAATAAAATGACGGAAATAAAGAAGCCTACAATGTTCGATACTAAAAATATGCCAAAGAGAAGAGCTATATATAGTGAGATAATGGAATTGGAAGCTAGTAAGCGACCATTTCAAAAAATTGTTGATAACTATAACATATCTAAGCGATTCACTCCTAATGCGTATGCAAAGGGAACTGCAAATTGGGATATTGCTTCTAATGCAAGAGCTACAATACGAGCAATCGATAAGCAGATTGAACCATTAGTTAAAAAAATGAAAAACACATTAGAGTAAATATCTTACTAAATTCAAAGAACCCACCAATCAAGGTGGGTTTTTTGTTAGTATGACTTTATGACACAAAAAGCTTTTAGAGTTACAGGAACAGAAAAAATTGCTCGTGAATTAAAGAAGATGAAGTTTACTGCTTTACCTTTAAGAAGATTTATGAATGATTATGCACAAGTAGTTGCTGAAGAAGCAAAAAGACAAGCACCAAAAGCAACAGGAGAATTAGCAAATTCTATTGAAGCAGGCAAAGTTAAAGACAGAGGTAGGCTTCCAAATTCAATTAAAGTTAGTTCGAATGTTCCTTATGATATTTATGTTCACGGAAGATATCAAAAACTTCCTGCGGGTTATAAGAAACCACCTGCGAAGAGAAGAGCTAATGCAACAGGATTTCCTAGAACAAGACCTCATAGACCACCTTTTCAACCGATTGAAGATTGGGTAAGAACCAAAGGATTAGATTTTGGCGGTGGAACTAATAGAACAGCAGGAATGGTTTCGGGTGGAATTGATAAAAGAGGTACTCCAATCGTTCCTTACTTGTTACTCGCTGAAAAGAATACAAGGAAACAAAGAAAAGTTTTATTAGCAAGAACTATGAAAGAAATTCAATTGGCTTGGAAATTAGGAACTAAGCTGTAAGATAGATATTAGAAATATGGGTAAATATAATAGATACGGAGCTGGACGCTCAGGCAGTTCATCTCAAAGAAGAAGAAGAGGTAAGAAGTAATGGCGTTTAAAAGCGGAAAAGATACATTGGTTTATGTTGGTAGTACAGATTTTTCTAGCTACCTAAGTAATGCTGATGTTAATAAAACAGCAGATGTTGCTGAGACAACAACATTTTCTGATGAAGCAAAAACTTATATTGGTGGTTTAACAGACGGAACTATATCACTTGCAGGATTTTGGGACGCAACAGCAGACGCTACATTGTCAGGACTAATGGGTTCATCAACAACTTCAAATGTTCTTATAGGTTATGACGGAGTTGATACAGGAGATTATTGCAACTTTGCAAAAGTTGACGCAACAAATTATGGAATATCTTCTCCAGTAGGGGAAGTCGTAGCAGTTACAGTTGATTTACAAGCAACAGGTGGAGTTTTTAGTAATGGATATATACTTTCAAATTCTGCTGTAACAGCAACAGGAGTAGTTGGTTCTGCTCTTGACAACAGCGCTTCTTCTAGTGCAGGAGCTGGCGCTTTTGTGATTTGTACCTCTGTTAGTGGAACAAGTCCAACAGCAGATATAAAGATTCAACATAGTGCAGATAATGTAACTTATGTTGATTTAATAACATTTACTCAAGTAACTGGAGCAACAAGTGAAATAAAAACAGTTGATTCAGGAACTACAATAAATCGTTATGTTAGAATATATAATACAATTGGCGGTAGTTCTACTCCGACAGCAAATGTCATAGTAGGATTCGCTAGAAATAGTTAAGGAGAAAAGAAATGGCATTCGTTCACGGAAAAGATAGTGTATTTAAACTTGATAACAACTCAGGGTCTTTAACAGACATCTCTGCGTATGTTAACAATGTTGACTTTCCTGAAAGTGCTGATGTTGCAGAAACAACTATGCTCGGAGCAGAAGCTAAATCCTATATTGCAGGATTAACTGACGCTACAATCTCACTAACTGGAATGTGGGACTCAACTGCTGACGCTATATTAGGAGTTGTTATAGGAAAAGATGATACTCTTTCCTATGAATACAGTCCTGAGGGAACAGCAAGCGGTAAAGTTAAATATACAGGCGAGTGTATTATGACTGCTTACTCAGTTTCTTCTCCAGTAGGAGACGCAGTAGCTTATAGTGCAGATTTTCAATGCACATCAACAATTTCTAGAGGCACACACTAAATTTAATAATACAAAGGAGACGCAATGGTAGATAAATTTTTATCGGTAGATGACATCAAGTCATTGCCTGATGTACCCGAAAAGGTTATTGAGATTCCGCAATGGAAAACCAGTATCAAAGTTAAAGGTATATCGAAGAAAATGCAGATAGAACTTGGACGACTCATTCAAGGAGATACCACAGACGCTTTCGATTATCAGAAAGAGTTACTCAAAGCAAGTGTTATCGAACCTGCATTAGATGATGAAGCAATCGAAATACTTTATGAAAAAGACGCAACAGTAATCGATATAATATTTGAAGAATTAAACGAACTCAACGGGATTGGAAGTGAGGTAGAATCGGCTTTAGCCGAAGAATTTCAAGACTAATCCTGATATATCATTTCAATTTAGACTAGCTAGAGAACTAGGAATGACAGTTGGAGAACTGCGTACTAAAATGTCATCATTAGAGTTTCATCAATGGGCTACTTTTTATTTATGGGAACAAGAAGAAAAAAATAAACAGTTAGCAATGCAAGAAGCTGAAGCAAAAAAGGCTAGAATGAGAAGATAATGGGTGCAAAAGTATTAATAGATATAGTAATGCGTGGAGCTGGTACAGCTTCTGCGCAAATGAGCAAACTTGGTGGTGTATTTGGAACATCAGGTAAACAACTTTCAAAATTTGCAAAAATAGGTGTTGGTGCAGTCGCAGTTGCACTCGCAGGAATAACAAAAGGAGTTATAGCTTCTGTTCAAGCTTTTACAAAGTTTGAAGATAAAATGACTCAGTCTCTAGCGATTATGGAGACTACAACTGCTCAACAACAACAAATGGCTAGGGTCGCAAGAGATGTAGCAACTCAAACTGTTATTGGTGCTAGTGAATCTGCTGAAGCATACTTCTTCTTAGCTTCTGCTGGTTTAAATGCAGAACAATCAATGCAAGCACTTCCTCAAGTTGCAAGATTTGCACAAGCAGGTATGTTCGATATGGCAACTGCTACTGACTTAGCAACTGACGCACAATCAGCTTTAGGTCTTACAGTTAAAGACGCTCAACAAAACTTAATGAATCTTACTCGAGTTACTGATGTTCTTGTTCGTGCTAACACTTTAGCAAACGCAACTGTTCAACAATTCTCAGAAGCACTCACTAACAAAGCTGGCGCCGCTTTAAAAATGACAAACAAATCTATTGAAGAGGGAGTTGCAGTTCTCGCCGCTTTTGCAGACAGAGGAGTTAAAGGTGCTGAAGCTGGAGAAAAAATGAATCAGATTTTAAGAGATGTTTCGAGAGCTGTTCATAATAATACTAATGAATGGAAACAATCAGGAATTACTGTTACTGACGCTACTGGGAATCTTTTAAATCTTGCTGATGTAGTTAAAAACTTATCAGAGGGAATGGACGGATTATCAGATGTTCAAAAGGCGGCGCTTTTAGACCAATTAGGATTAAACAGAGGTGTTGCTGACGCAGTTAAAATACTTGCTGGTTCTGAGGACGCTATTAGAAATTATCAAAACGAATTAGAAAATGCAATGGGTTATACGGAAAGAGTAGCTAAAAAACAATTAGAAAGTTTTACCTCGCAGATGAAAATACTAAATAACCAATCAGAAAACTTAAAGATAACTATTGGAGAAGCTGTTGTTCCGTCCCTTATTAAAATGGTTAAAGGTTTACAAACAACAGTTGAAAGATTACAAAACTTTAGAAATAGATTAAATTCTGCTGAATCATCAATGAAGAAATTTAAGATTGCTCTTGGTGCAATTATGGTGGTTTTAGGTGTTATGTTCCCAGTAGTTACAGCAGTAGCTGTTGCTGTTGGATTAATAACTAAAAAAGTTAATAAAGGTAATAAAGCTTACGAAGAAGCTTCTAAAAAAGCCGACCAATATACAGAAGCTCATAGGAGACAACAATATTATTTAGGTTTTACGGCAGAAAAAACTGAAGAAGTTATTGAAAAAAGTAAAACTTTAGATGATATTTTAGACGGAACAAACTTTACAGTTGATGAACTAACTAAACAATTAGAACTTAACGGAATAGCTTTAGATGAAAATGCACAAGAAGCACTTAAGACTGCTGAAGCTTATGAAGATAGTTTATTAGGTGGAATGGAATCTGTTTTAAATGCAATGGAAGCTTTAGAAGATAGACAAGAGAGAATCCATAAGGCAGAAACTAGAAGAAATAAAGCTTTAGAAAAGCAAACAAAAGCTGAACAAGAAGTCAAAACTGCTACTGATAAGCTTGAAAAAGCTAAAGAAAAACTTAATGAAG